CGTCCCCGTAATCGCCCCAGCACTCGACCCGCCAATGGTCACGCCGTCGATGGTGCCGCCGTTGATGTCAACGCTGGAAATCGTTACGGTGCCGGTAAAAGTCGGGGAAGCAATCGGAGCGGCTTGGCCGAATGCCGTTTGAATAGCCGTAAACTCCGTGCTAAACTCAGCGCCTTTGATAACTTTAGCGGGGTCATTTGTAGGCAGCGAATCTTTCAAACCAAAGTTAGTGGTGGGCGTGTACGTAATTGCGATGATAGTCTCCTAGCCGGGCGCTGCCCTAGTGTTTGTTTCCCTTTGAGCGATTTTCGCTAGCCGGAATGACTTGTAAGTTCCAAGGAACATGAAGTCCGCTAACATTTTTTCCACGTATGGGAACTATATGGTCTACCTCGTGTGGTATGCCTGTCATTTTTGTTCTAAGGTCACGCAACTCATACGTTTCTTCAATCATAAAACGGTGATCGTCTGTTAACCACAGCGGTATAGCATTTTTTAATCTACGCTTATAATGCTTATTAACTTTAGCTTGGTACTCTTTTAGCCATCCGTCTTCGTGATAATAGCGATAACGATCTGAAAGAATCTTTTCTCTGTTTTTAACGTAGTATTTTCTACGCATAGCATTCCATGATTTTTTATTTTTTTCTCTATATTTGGAATTGTATTCCTTTAGTGCTGGATTTCGGCATGGTTTACAAGAGCCACGATATCCATCTTTACAAGTAGAAGCCTTACTAAATTCTGTATATGCTTTTAATTTTCCACAAGTTTTACATTCTTTCATGTTACTCTCCGCCAAGAGAAGCAGGGGTACTCAGCGTGGCGGCGCCTTTCCCCCTGCGGTTAACTGCTTAGATGGTGCCGAAGAGCTTCACACCAGCTTCAGGACGGTAGGTCTCGACACCGTAAAGGGTATCGGCCGTCATGAGGTCAGCAAGGTACTCTTGCTTGTACTGGGTCTGGACGCGAACGCCGAGCTGCTCCGCGAACACAATAGCGTCTTTGTGCATAAGCAAAGCGCCTTTCTCGTCAGTGTTCTCGGTGGGCAGATTGGTGGACACGTACACGTCAACGCCGTAGAGCGAACCAATACGGCCCGTTTCAACAGGCTTGCCGGTCACGAAGTCGGTGCTGACGTAGTTGGTCACGCCAAGCAGTTCCTTCTTCATTGCGGGCGGAATGACAAACACGCGGTTGTCCATCGGAACGTCGTTGTCGTCAAGCACCTGAATGGCTTCGCGGAAGCCTTCGTCGCGGAACGTAGCCGTTGCCGCACCAGTAGCGGTTTGCGTACCAGCGCCAGACAAGAACTCAAGCTGAGAGGTGAAGTTAGCACCTTCAGCGATGAGCGCCGTGTCAACGCGGGTAGCGAGGGCATAGCCAGCATCGGAGGTGTAGAACTGACGGAGGCTGTTCAGAGCCTGTACGTCAACAATATCCTCAATCAGTCGGCTGTACTCGTAGTGCTGGTCGATAGCAATCGTCAGCTCACCTTCGGTGGCCGTGATTAGCGTCACTTCCGTTTGAGCAGCCTTGACGCTAGCGTTGCCACGCGTCGGCTTCGGAATGTGAATCGTGTCGCCTTTCTTGCCGGTCATGCTCATGGAGCGGACGAGAGGCTTAACAACCAGGGACTTCTCGTATGCAGCAATGATTTCATCGGACCAAATCTCGGGGATGAAAGTAGCTGCGGTGGTCTTCGTTACGTGTGCTGAACCCAAAGGCATAGTAATTACTCCGTTAGTTTAATCATTTAACTCGACCTTCTTGATACGCTTTCATGATTTCAGGCATGAGGGCTTCGTATCGTTTCGGGTCTCGGTTCATAAGTTCAATAATGTCTCGACGACGGTAAACCTTTCGTGACTTAGTGCTGTCAGGATTGGACCGTGCCGAACCTGTAGAAGCTTTCTTGATTTCGTTCTTCTGTGCCGCTTGCTCTACCTTAGCGGTTTGCTCAACGATGCTACGGCGCTCCTTGTACAGAGAGAGTAGCTCGTCTGCGGCAGCAAAGTCATAACCTTTATCTGCTCGCTCAAACAGCTCACGTCGAACCTGCGACTTACCAACCCACTCCTGAAAGCCAGCGTCCGTAAGGACATCTTTCATGTCAGGGTGTGCAGCTTGTAGTTGTGCTAGCGCTTGAGACTTTGCCATCTCTGCCGCCACAGCCTGAGACTGCTTAAGCATTGGATGGTTTTCAATAGCCTTCCTAACTGCTGCTTGCGGATCGGTGAAGAAGTCCACCTCGTCCACTTCTGGTTCCGGTGCAGACGGGGCTTGTTGCGCCGCAATGGACTGCTTAACCATTTCGTCAAAGGCTTTCCGTAGCTCTCCGACTTCTTGGCTTTGCTGTCCTAAGCGTTGCTCAAGCTCTCTGTGCATCGTTGCAATCTCTGATGCACTTTTGCCCCTGTACTTCTCGGGGAGATCGTCTTCGGATGCTTGTGGCTGTTCTGCCTCTTCCGCTTCAACATCAACGGCTTCTGGCTCTAGCTCCTCAAGCGTACCGACTTCGGTTGCCTCATCAAGCTGTTCTTCGGGGGCGTCTACTAATCGTGCCATTATTGATCTCCGGCCCTTTAAGGTAGCCGCTATGCGGAATGCGTAGCGGCCCTTGTGGGTTATCAGATTAAACTAAACGGGGCGTATGGCTATGCTTGTCCGTTCTTCTTACCAGCCTTCTCGTGCTCCCTCACCCACTTCATGTGAGCACCGGGGAAACTCCCCGAATAACCTTCAAGTTTGCAACGAACGGGGCTGATGATGCGCTTGGCAGGTTTACCGCAGGCTCCGCACCGGAACGAGTCGCTATCCCTACCAAACACTTCCGTTACTGTTGAGCAGCTTTCACACTGCACGTCCCAAATTTTACGCATGTTTATTCCGAATCTTCCGATTGTTGCTCTGCGGCTAGCACAGCGTTTTCCCAACCGGCGACCTGCAACAGCGTTTCAAACTTACCTTTAGCTTTCCAAAACTCTTCAGAAGAATTAATGGCGCCAAGGTTTAAGGATTGTAGTGCTACGTTAATCTCGTTCTGGAAATGCTTCCAGCCGTCCGTAAGGAACAAGCTACGACAATCATCAAAAAACCGCTGATCTTCACTATTCATCTACCTTCTCCTTAGCGGTGCGTCGCGTAGGCTGAGGAGCAGACATAAGCTTATCTACTTTTTCCTCAATGACGTCAAGGCGCTTAAAGATGTCTTGAAGATAGGACGTAGTGTTTTTAACTAATTCATCAAACTTTTGTTGTGTTACTAGCGACATGGTTGTCTCCGTGAGGCCATGAATGTATTGCTTAATGGTGTATATATTTTATCACATTTTGACGCAAAAGTCAAGCCCTATTTCTTACTCTTCGTACCGCTGCACTTCCAGCGCTTACGGCTAAGGCGTAGCGGACTGTTGGGGTCTTTGGCTGCTTTAGGGTGATCACGCATTTGTCCGGCGCTACGGGCACAGTAGGCGTCGCCTTTGGACGTGCCTGGGCGTACACGCGGCCCGCCACCTTTAGCCTGTCCCGCCTGCCCATACGACACTTTCTTTCCGCTAGCGGTTACTTTAACCTTTGCCTTGCCCTTCGCGGGTTTGCGACTAGTAGCCATTACGCTTCATGCTCCGCGACGTACGCTTAGCTTTTGTGCTAGACGCTGCACCAGCACGCTTTAGGCACTTACCAGCCTTTTTGCACTTAGCGGGGGACGGACAGGATGCACAAGGTTTCATTGTTCAACTCCTTGAGGTTGTTGCGGTCCACCAGCGGCAGACAGTTGTCGAATCAGTTCAGCCTCTGCTCGCGCTTTAGCCATTTCTGTTTCATTGGTTTGCTTAACACGAAGCTCTTGCTCTTTAAGCAGCAGCTCCGCCATCTTAACGCGACGCTCAAAGTCTTTGTCTGCTACGCCGTCGTTGTTCTGGTCGCTGTACTTAAGCGTAAGCTCCGTGGGTGCAAGCTCCGTTTCCGTGTTGTACTTGTTAGCACGCGACTGAGACTCTGCGGCCTGTGCTTGCAGAAGTTGTACTTGTCCCTGTAGCACAGCCATCTGCGCTTGCTGCTGCGCCATAGCCATTTGCTGAGCTTCTGGGTTAGGCTGATTGCCAGCCTCAATGGCAGCAATAAGCTCGTCACGGTTGGTGACGTTAAGGTGGTCAATGATGCCTTTGATGATGGCGCCGTGTGCAGGCGACTCAGGCGGAACCACTTGCAGGATTTGTGAAAGCTGAGACACTTCATACTCACGGGCCATAGCGCCAAGGGAGCTGAAGGGCACAAACTTGTAATCCCGAACAGGATAGTTCTCAGGATCAAACTGCATGTAGCGGTGCGCTGCTTTGCGCACAAACGGAATCAAGAAGTTTTCTTGGAAGTTAACTAGCGTACGCTTCTGACGCTTGACAATAGCGCCTTGCGTCATGGACATACCAGCAGCAGTGACGTCATTCTGCACCATACCAGCGTTAGCTTCTGCTGCGCCCGTCGCTTGGCTAACCATCTGCTGTAGCTGTGCGCCTTGCGCAAAAGTTATCTGGTCTAGCTGTCCAAACTTAAATGGCAGCAGTGCTTCAGACGGCGAGCCGTTCGTCAGCAGCATACGACCAGGTCTAACTTCAAGCTTGTGACCACGCGGGATACGCGTAGCATCTACGGCCATCATGGGGTGCGTAGTAAGGGCGAGGGCGTCGATGCGTGCCCGTAGCTCGGCGTCTAGCGCTTTTTGTGACATATAAGCTTTTTCGCATACACCACGACCCCAA